AGTCATAAAGCCTGCTTGAGTATGCTCATCGGAGTTAAGTACCACCACAACGTCACTGTACACCACCCCGGTGTCTCCTTGGTCCTCATCGAGCATGTCAGCCATGACACGGAGGGCTTCGCCGGCTGACACGGTTTTTTCAAGGCTTTCTTCCTTGTTGTCGCTGTCTTTGTCCTTGCCGAAGTTGCCCTTGATTACTTCCATTACTTAAGCTCCTCCGCTATCATCATTTCAATGTAGTGTATTGCTTTACGCAAGTCCTCCACACCGCCCTTTTGCTTGTAGCGTGTGATGTACTTGATTGCGTTGGCCGGTAGGTACGGTATGTTGTTAGCCACTATGTACTCCACTGGCTGAATGGCTAGGTCCTTGTAGTGGTTACCCCCCACTTGTTTACTGAAGGCTGCGTTACGTGCCCTGTCCCAATCCTGGGGGGTGGCGTCGTTGATGCTGTTGCCCCTCTCCGCCCCCTGCATTACGGCGTCCATGTAGTGGTAACCCGGCCTCTCCGCCCCGTCGGCTGCCTCTCGGAGAGCCTTCGCCGCGTTGTCGGCATTACGCTTACTGTAGAATCCACTGCCCATTACTCCACCTCCTCCATAACGCTGTCCATATTAATAAGTAGTTTGTCCTCAAACCTGTCCAACAGTTCCTCAGCCCCTATGTCCAACAGGACAATAAGGTCCTCAGTGTCGTAGCGGTGCATAAGGCGTTCCTTAACTTCATACAGGGTCAGTGACAAAACTTTCTCCTTGTGCTTGTTGCGCGCTGCGTTGGAACGCTTTGTCCAATTGGTGTTGAAGGTCCATCTTCGCGCTAAGAAGTACAGCCGTAGCCGCCTCAATGGCCTTCTTCTGCTCTATACTAGCCAGCTCTTGGTCAACCTTCCTTAACATATCAGTATAAAACTTAATAATAGGGAGTACGTCCTTAAGCGGGTTACTATCCTCCGAGTACATATGATAACAGCTCCTCATGTTGATGTACAGTGAAGAATGCAAACCCTTCCTTGTCACACCACTGTCCCATAGTCAACTTACTCCCCTTACGGACCTTCTTGTTTGGGTCCGACAAGACAAACACCAGCTCCGCATCTATGGTGTCCCTGATTGCTTTGTACTTCATGGTGTCACCCACCCTAAAGTACCCCTTGGCCTCTATCATTATCCCTGTACCTTGGTGTACAAAGTCCGGTGTGTACTTCCTGTGGACTGTGTACGGGGCTGCAAAGGGCTCGTACTCAAAACCCCGCCTCAAGATTAGCTTTGCCAAGGTCGCCTCCAACCCGCTTCGATACCTTCCATATGATTTTCTCTTGTCCCGCGTCGTCCTTAACGACCTCTGATACTTTTGGCTCATTCTTAACCTCAACTAAGTAAGTGGGACCTTTGGAATAGAGGAACTTCCTGGCTTGAGGCCAGCAACTATCCTTGTACGCACAGTATGAGCAGCCTGTGGCTAACTTCATGTTACCCGACTTACCCTCAGGTACAGGCTGAAAGCAGTGCTGAGGCACCTCGGGTAGCTTCACCATGGCCTGTAGGTGTCTAGCCCTAGCGGCTATGTCCATGTCAACGCTGTCGTATTGGTAGCCAGTAGTTGCACCGGACTCATACACAAGGGTCACCAGTTGCCCAGTCACCTTGTCCATAGCCAACCACCCGAACTTAGTTTCCCCCTCGGAGTATGCGTAGGCCTTGGCCTGAGCCACGTACCCAAAGGGGTCGTCGGTAGCCAAGGAACCGTCCTTAAACTTCTTCATACCGAAGCTTGAGGCGGACTTAACGTCAATCACCACCCCGTCAATCTTGCAGTCCATGGACCCCGTGATGCCCTCTACGTTAGCGGGGGCTTGCTCGTGTGTTACAGCATGCCCTGAGAGTTTCACGAGGGCCAGGACCATTTCCTCCACGAGGTTACCGTACAGGAACTTGATGAGGGTCTCGGGGCGGAAGTGTTCCTTCTCAGTCCCGTTGACTACATGCCACAAGTACCTGTCGTCCTTACCTATGTTGCTGAGGCGGAGGCGGTTGCGTGGCTGCGCTGTGTCCTCATGCTCCGCAAGCATGGTACGCATTATCTGCTTCATGTTGCTTGCCATCTGCTCCACAACGTCCACAGGGTCCACCTGCTCAGGGACTTCCTTAGTGAGCATGAAGCTGTATACGTCGTCAACTAAGGTGTCTATGTTCATTGCTTTATTACCCCTTTCTTTTCAAAGAAAGACTCTTCGGGTTTGCTGTGCGCAGGTATATGTGTTAGCTTTAAGTAACTAACTAAGTCATTCACAAGGGTTTGTAGTTGTTTTATATCATTGCTTTGCTCTCGCACACGCTTAGGGAGCATGGCAAGCGTTTGTACTGCTATGGAATCCTTAATTGGTGGATAGTAGCAGGTAGTGGGGTCGTTATAGTACAGACTACTAGGTCGGTGGCTATCTAGCGCCTCCTCTAAGTCTTCCTTTGTCACGTAATTAAACATTATTAGCCCCCTTATCAAATTTATCCTTGAGCCTTGCCTGCATAGCTAAGAACTTGTTTTCCACTTCCTTGTAGTCCTGTAGGAACCTGTCCACTGTGTTCCTTGCGCGTGACACCGTGGAGTCATTGGTTGTGTACGCACATCGGTACGCGGCTATGTCACCGTCAATTAGGAACACTTAGTTGTCCTCGTTGTATAGTTCATGTAATATGTCCTGTAGCTCCATGTACTTCTTTTCTACCTCTTGGAACACAAGCCAAAACTCATCCGCAACCTCAACCTCAGTACAATACTTTCCGGGGGTACGGTCTTCCAAGGTATAACTTGGGTATCGTTCTTCACAGTCTAGAATTAGTTTCATTCCTCACCTGCCTTACAATACATAATGTAAAGTTTGTCCTGCATGACATTAAACTTATTCTCCGCTTCCCTGTAGTCCTGTAGGAACCTGTCCGTACAGCTACTTGGGCGTCCCCAGTCCTCCATGTCAAGGGATAGGGCGTAGCAAGGGTAAAGCTCATCCTCAATGATGGTTATTTTCATTAGTGTTCCTCCTCGTATAGTTCCTCAAGCAACGCCTGTACAGCAAAGAACTCGTCAATCGACAAGAGATACCTGTCCATTAGCTTAGCGGGGACAACTACGCGCCTCTCGCGTGAACTATTCGCGCCGGCCCCGGGTGACATATAATAGTAAGGATACAGTTCGTCACGCTCTATTCGTGTTTCTATTAGTCTTGCCATTAGTGTGTTTCCTCCCAACTCAGTCCAATCTTAGCCTCACCGGCCAAAGGACAACGTAAGTTATAGTACTGTCCTGCGGCAACTAAGGACGCCTCCGCTAGGTAGGCAAACTTCTTAGCGTCTTTCTCCAGGACCTCCGCTTGTATCTCGTCGTGTATGTTACCTACGAACCTATACGTTATACTCCATAGTTTAGCATACTCATCAAGGATACACAAGGCCCTCTTCATTATTACTGCCCCCGCCCCCTGAAGTAAGGTATTTAGGGCTGCGTGAGGACTTCGGACAGCAATTCTTCTACCGTCCAAGCCCCGTAGCCACCCTCGTTCAGCTGCATCAAGAACTCTTTCCCTGAGGCTTTCCAAGGCAGGGGTATTTTTAAGGAACTTTGCTTTGAGGGCTTTGCCTGCTTTAGCAGAACCACCAACGATTGAACCAATCTTAGGGTCTCCTGCTCCGTATAGGAAGGCGTAAATGAACGTCTTAGCAAGGTCTCTAGTATCAAGTCCCGCTGCTCTTTGGTTTGCTGTGTGTACGTCCCCATCCAGGACCTCCTTAGTGTATGCGTCGTCATCCATATAGTGAGCCAGCATCCGTAGCTCAAGGCCACTAGCGTCCGTCCCCACCAACTTGTACCCCGGCTCCACAATGAAGCACCTACGGCACTTAGGGCCCCACTCGGACTTAGCTGGGACCTGAGCTAGGTTAGGGTCGCTGTGTGTCATACGCCCCGTCACAGCCCCGTTGCTGCGTACCCTACCGTGTATCCTGTGTGTGTCTTGGTCAGCATGGTCAATCCATGCGCCAACCATAGCACTTAGCTTCTGCATGGTGAGGTACTCACGTATCAGGGTGGCCTCGGGTATTCCCTCCACGCCCTCAAGTACCTTCTCGTCAACCATGATATTACCACCGCCACCCTTCTCCGTAGGGGCTGTTAGCTTAGTGGGCTTCCAGCCATAGTACTGTAGGTGCCGCGCTATCTGTTGGCGTGAACCTAAGTTAAACACAGGCCAGTCAATTCTACTAAAGTCCCCGGCCACTTCGCCCCACCTGTCCCCCAAGAACTTAAGGCCCACTATGGACATGGTGCCGTCCTTCTTTATCTTAGGGGTAATGCTCTTAATGAAAGTGGGTAGTGGCGTAAAGACCCGCTGTACTGTTTCCTCCAGCTC